GAGAGGGCGCAGCAGTAACCCTCCTCTTACAGATTGGAGAAAACGCCTAACCCAAGGAGTGCACCATGCCAAGAGGCCGACCAGCCAAACCGCTCGCCGAAAAGATCGCCAACGGAACACACCGCAAAGACAGAAAGACCGTGGCCGATGCCGCGCCTCCGCCGCCAGCTAAGGCGCTCACGCCTCCGCCAGAGGTGACGCCCGCGCTCCGCCCGAAGTGGGATGCTATCGTCGCCGACCTCGAGGCCGTGGGCGTCGTCACCGACACCGACCTCATCCGCCTTGCCCGCGCCTTCCGCCAACTCGGCAACGCTATACTTTTTCAGACCCAGCTCGAGGAGTGCCTCATCGACCCCGAAGCCAGCCCAAGCGACAAGGCCAAATTCCAATCGTCCGTGACCTCGGCGACCGCGAGCTTCGTGTCCATCGTGGCCGAGCTCGAGCGCAGCGTGAAGCTACGCCCTCGGACCGAGAAGGGCATGGACTGGGAATCGTGATAGACGCGCCCGCCAAGCCCCACCGGGCTCCATCTTCGCCCCACCCACACTCGACGCAGGGACGGCGCGAATATAACCGGTTTAGTAACCATGAGGGGATGGCGTGAGCGTAGCGGTTGTGCGGGCATCGGGTACGGAGCGGATGCTAGCCTATGCTGACGCGGTGGAAGATGGGGGCGTCCTGGCGTGCGATGCGCTCAAGAAGGCCGTCGCCCGCTTCCGCCGCGACTGGAAGGCGGCGAAGCGGAAAGGCTCGCGCTGGGTGTTCGACACCGATGCCGCCGACAAGATCGTCCGCAATATCGAGCGCCTCGTTCATTTCGAAGATCCCTTCACCGGCCTGCCCATTGTCCTCGAGCTCTGGCAGTGTTTTCTCGTCTGTCAGCTCTACGGATGGAAGTCTCGCGTGACCGGGCTCCGCCGGTTCAAAAAGGTACTCTGGTTTTTTGCGCGCAAGCAGGGCAAGACCATCCTGGCCTCGGCCCTTGCGCTGAACGAAACGACGACACGGGCAGGGATTGAAGCCTACGCCCTGGCGACGAAACAGCTTGTGTCGAACAAGAGCTTTAAAAACATTGAGCGCTTCATCGCCCACAACCCAGCGCTAAAGCGCCGATTCCGGATCCACAAGAGCCCCAAGGCGGTCGAGTGCCCCGAGACGGCGAGCGTCTTCCTGCCCCTCTCCTCGGACTCCGACCTCGACGGCCTCAATCCTTCCGTTGCCATCATCGACGAGCTGGCGGCCCAGCGTAACGGAGACGCCTACGCCATGCTGACCTCGGGCATGGGCACGCGGCCCGAGCGACTGACCATCATCATCTCGACCGCCGCCGCGTCTCTGGATAATCCGCTCATTCCCGAGTACGAGTATGCAAAGAAGGTGCTCGACCAGATCCTTGAGGACGACGAGCTCCTAGTGGCAATTTACGAGTATGACAAGGGCGACCGCTGGGACGACACCTCGAAGCTCCTAAAGAGCTGCCCTAACCTCGGGGTGACGACGACGCTAGAGTTCTACGAGGGCGAGCTCAAGAAAGCGCGGAGCATCCCGCGCGCCGCGCTCGAGTACAAAACAAAATACTGCAATCTCTGGCAAAGCTCTGACAAGACATGGATACCCGACAGGACGTGGATCAGGTGCGGCAAGCTGGCGGCCAAGCACGAGCGCGATATCAGCCCTCAAGAGATCGCCGAGGCCCCCTGCACCATCGGCCTAGACTTTGCGAAGATCCACGACTGGACAGCCATGTCGGCCTATTTTTTCATCAAGCGGCTGGACAAGATCCTCGCGCGCCACTGGTTTTTCATCCCCGAGGCCACGGTCGAAACGAAGGTAGCGCTCGAAAACTCAGCCCTCCGCGACTGGATCGAGCGCGGATTCGTGACAGCAACGCCCGGGGAAATAATCGACTATGAGTACATCTACCGCGAGATCGAGGCTTTCGCGCCAGAGCACAACCTCAAGTCTATACTTTATGACCCGGCGATGGCCTCCGACTTCCGCATGAGGTACGAGGATCACCCGAAAATCACTATCGTGCCCTTCCGCCAGGCGCCCATGACGATGGGTCCGGCGGCGAAGGCCTGGGAGAAGGCGGTCATCGAAGACCAGATCCTCGACGACTCTCCCATCATGCGGTGGATGGTCTCGTGCACGATCAATGCGGCTAAAAATGACGCATGGGTCATCCCGTCGAAGGTCGGTGCGGGCAAGTACGCCAAGCGCATCGACGGCGTAATTTCCTCTATTATGGCCCACGCCGGAATCGTGCCCGTCATCCATGACGCCAAGAAACCAAAGCCGAGGCTCCTCGACCTATCGAAAATCAGCTATTGATATTCAAATAAAGCATATTATGCATATTCCTAACATATAAATCGTCTACTTGTGGTTGCAATTTAATTGCAACATATTTAACCCAGTGATACTATACGAGGTGAACACGTTTTCAACCCATCATGCCGGGAGGCAGCATTGGGATTTTTCGCGCGTCTGTTTAACCGAAGGTCGGCGCCGCCCGTCCCGCCCGCGACGTTCACCGCGTCGTCGGGCTTCACGTTTTCCGACCTTCGGAAAAACAGCACGGTCACGGCGTGCGTCAACGTCATCGCGAACGCAATATCCATCCTCCCGCTGAATCTATTTTTCCGCAACAACGACGGAAGCCGTTCTCGCGCCTACTCTCACCAGGCTTACAAGCTCCTCCGCCAACGCCCCAACCCCTCCGAATCGCCTACCATTTTCATCTCGAAGCTGGTCCGGCACATCAAGGAGAAGGGCAACGCCTACGTTTACAAGAACAAGGCTGGCGGCGATGTCATCTCGCTCCACCTCTTGAGCCCCGAGAACATCACCGAAGTATACGACGGCATGAAGGTTTTCTACCGCTATGGTGGCGAGACCTACGACTCCGAGACAATCATTCATATTTCCAGCCTCATTACCGACGACCGAGGCCACGGATACGCCGACGTGGACCTGGCGAAGACCGCCGTACTCTTGGCTTCTCAGTTTGACTACTACGCGCTTAACGCCTTCGGGAATGGGCTCAATACAAAGCTCCTCATCGACATAACCGAGGAAGTGAAGGCCCAGGGCATGGACGAGGAAGGCGCCGCAAAGTATGCGCGGACCATTTCAGACTTTATCGCCGCCCACTACACCGGATACGAAAACGCGGGGAAGCCGCTCATCAACTTCTCGGGAAAGGTGGTCGAGCTCAAGAATCAGAGCTCGAACCGCGAGGCCGAGCTTCTTGAGTCCCGCAAGTGGAGCGAGCTCGAGGTCTGCAAAATCATGGGCGTACCGCCCTTTATCGTGAACGGCTCCTATGATGTGAAGTATGGAAACCTCGAAAGCGCGATGACCGTCTTCCTAAACTTCGGCTTGTCGCCGCTCCTCCGCCATATCGAACAGCGCCTCGCCTACGGCCTCCTGACGGCCAAGGAGCAGGAGCGCTTCTACTTCGAATTCGACTACAACGTCCTCCTACGCCCCGACGAAAAGAGCCGCGCCGAGTTCTATTCGAAACTATTTACGATGGGCGCGATTAGTCCCGGCCAGATATGTGCGAAAGAGAACCTCGAGCCCCCTCCCGAGGGCGCCGACTCCCGTTTCTTCCCTGCTAATATGGCGCCCCTCCGCACCGACGTACTCGAGGCCTACATGGCCAAGTCTAAAAGTGTTGCCGCCGGGCTTGTGAACGAGCCCACCGACCCCGCCCGCTCTGCGGGTGACGACAAATTGTGAGGGCACAGATGCCGGAAAAGACCGCCCGCGTCCTAGACGCTTACGCCAAAGCCGAGACCCGCCAAAGCCAGGACGGGAAAATGTTCATCGATGGGATGATCCCTTATAATTCCAGATCCGAGGAAATATGGGGCTTCGTCGAGGTCATCGCCCCCGGAGCCTTCAAGCGCACGCTGAACAACGGCACCGACATATACGCTTTTTGGGCGCACGACGAGGCCCAGGTGCTCGCCTCCCGGAAGGGCGGCACGCTCGCCCTCGAGGACACCCCTGCGGGCCTTCGGTTCTCCGTCGAGGTCCGAGAGACCGAGCGCGGCCGCGACTACTTCGAGGCCGTCCAGCGCGGCGACGTGAGCGGCGTATCGTTCGGATTTTTCTCTGAGGTCGAGGAGTGGGACTCCAAGGCTGAGCCCGCCGTCCGCACCCTCAAGGAAGTTCGCCTCCTCGAGATCAGCCCCGGAGTGGCTTTCCCGGCCTATCCCGGGGCGCAGTCCGACGCCTCTCGGCGCTCTCTCTATGCCGAGGGTGCGCCGGAGTTCCGCAGCAGATTCAAGCAGGCCCCCGCACCGGAGCCAGCCCCTGAGCCCACCCCCGACCCGTCGGCCGCGCCGACACTCGAGGCCCGGATGACGGAGCAGGAAGCCGCCCGCGCTCACGCCGAGCTCGATTTGTTGCTTGCAGGGATTTTCTAGCAGGGTCCGCCTAGCGGGCTAACCACAGGCCAACGTCGTGAGACGTAGGGAGTAAACGATGAGCACCAGGCTCGAAGAGATGAAAGGGCGGCTCGAGGCCGCCATCGCCGAGGCCCGAAGCAAGATCGGCTCGGCCGACAAAGACGAGTACGCGAAGTCTATGGCGAAGGT